AGTGTTAGTACCCATTCCATAACAGTATCGTGATAGGCTCGTTTAACATTGTTCTTCTGTATAAAATGCATAGGAAAGAAGTTGTTTAAACTAACTAAGTGTTCCTTTTTCTTTTCTCCTCTGCCTCTAGTGAACACAGGTAATGGAAGTATTCCTTTATTTTTCATACTTCCACCCTATACATAATGTACTTTCCGGTGGTTTGCATTCTAAGTATTCTTGTCGTTCTACTTTTAGTTTATCTTCTAGTACACTGCACCCTATTAAGGTAACAATAAGAAGTGGGATAATCAGTAACTTCATTACTTTCTCCAATCAGATTTCCAAAGCCTTGGGCTAGGTTTATTTTTTTTCTTTTGTAATTCTCTGTAGAGTCTAGCAGTCTTGTCTAGTTGAACAAGACCACTAGGTTTCTTGATTGGCTTACTTGCCTCCACTCGTGATGTCTTTATCGAGTAGTTTCCAAATAATACCGGCTGCAATTATTCCCGCTAGTCCTGCATTACCAAGAGTCCAAACTATATCAAGTATAGAACCAATTACATTTCCTGTAAGGAAGGCTACCTTTGAACCAAAGATAATCTGTAATACAATTGATAAGCTAATCAACTTAATACCTACATCTATAGCACCATCAGCACCATTCTTTATTTTCTCTAACATAACTTACTCCTTTATTAGTCTAACATTTTTATAATGATTAGTTGAAGTGCTAAGATAAGTAATGCTGTTTCTATCATTCTACATCCCTCTCTTCTTCAACTAAGTCAACAAGTTCACAGACACTACCAGTACATGCTAATGATTTAGTACCTACTGTCATATCTGTCAACTCGTACTGGCTAATCAAATCCCAGTCTACTGACTTAGGCATCTTCTTAGCTAGTTTGGTGTACTCTGCTTTAGTACAGTCTTCATAAGGTGCTTGTTGGTAGGAGTGGTCAGAGTGTGGCAGGAAACTAACACCACTGACCTCATCAAAGTGCTTGTATACCCACGCACCTACTTCCATCCACTCATGCTCTCTTACACTTACGGTTACACTAGGCTTATGCTCACAATAATATCTTTGGTATGTAAGCCATAACTCTAGCTGTTCTATAGCAGTTCTTTCGTTCCTCAGTATAGCACCATCAGGTGCTTTCATTGGGAAGGTAAATACTTTAACACTGTTGGGCTTCATTACATCAGGCTCGCAAGGAATGCCTTGGTCTTCCATAAGCTGTGCTATAGGGTCTTTGGCATCTGCCCTGACTCTACGGAAATAATAATCATTGTGCCGAGTATGTATTCCACTTGCACTATCTACTAGCTGACTGACTGTACCACTAGGTTTAATTGCTGTTGTTGATGTAGCTTGATTAATCCCTAGAAGTTCTGACCAATGAGCATTAGTCTTGACTGACTCTTTCTTTAAGTCCTGTAAAAAGTCAGGTAAACTTCTTTTACCATAGTGTCCTCTATCTGTATTACTACCATTCATAAAACTGTTGTCCATTATACCAGTTAATGACACTCCAAGCAAGGCTTCTTCTTCTGTATTTTTAACCCATTTCGGTCTAAGTCTCTTAATGTTAGTAAGACTTGCCTGAAATGTGCCTAGTATGGTGGCTAATCTTACCTTACGGATGATATCTTTCTGCGTGTCTGTTGCTCGTATCACTACCTCTGTTAAGTTGCAAAATTGACCATCCCTGAGGATGATTTCACTACAAGGATTACAACCAAATTCATGCTCTGTATCCCTTCTTCCAGACTTAGCAACCTGTTTTATAGCAGATTCTCTGTTAAATATACCACGCTCACCTGACTTAGACTCATATAAAGAAGTCCATTCTTTCATAAAGATACCAATGTCTGGCTTCTCTGTATAGCATACACTGTTATTACTTAGTGCCATTTCGGGTGTGTCTATCCACCACTGACCTGTCTTAGCACCACGCATTCTCTCATCAGTTAGGTTACTAAGTGAGATGAGTGCTGACCTACGAACACCACCAACTACAACTACCTCTGCTATCTTACACATCATTCTATGACACTCGTAGCTTGTTAGTTGTCTGCCTACTGCATCTTTAAATAAGTTATTAGAGAAATTAAATAGGTCTAGTAGTGGTTCAGGGCCACTTGCTCTGCCACCAAAGGTAGCCAGTCTTGAACCCTTAGGTCTAATCTTTGAGAAATCCCACCTAGGCATCTCTCCATTGTATAAATAATTTATTAGTTTTCTAAATGCAGACTGCCAACCTTCCTTACTATCCTGTACCACAATAGTATCCTCTACATCTACTAACTCTTCGGGTACTTCGGGTAACTTAGCTATGTGCTGTCTCTCAACACTAAAGCCTACACCAGTACCATGCATGAGTACATAGAGGCACTCATCAAATGCTTTTGGATGGTCAACACTTAGATAGGCACAGTTATAACCTGCTATATTATTATCTGCTAGTGCTTTACCTGCAGTCATAAGTGCTCTCATGCTTGGCATAACTTCTAGATTACATACTGCATCCTCTAGTATTTTTCTTGTCTTAGGTATTAGCTCTTGGTTAGTATTCTCTTTCAAGTGTACTTCCATAAAGTCAAAGTAACGGGCAACTGTTTCTTCCCATGTCTCTCTTCTCTTCTTCTCTGGTAGCCACCTAGCATACCTGCTTAGTGCAATGAAATTCTGGTAATCATTTGGTAATGTATTCATTCTTCATCCTCTAGTGGTGCGATTTCAATGTCAACCATCTTCTCGCCATCTTCATCATAGTAGTCTTTGTATTTCAATCTACCATTTCTGTGTAGTAATACTGCTGTTGTTATTCCTTTATCATATGCTTGTTTATGTGTAAAGAATATAGCCACAGCACCAGCGAGTATCAATCCAACACTCATCCATAAGTATTCCATTAGTAATTCTCCTCAAAATCTTCTAGAAACCTGTCTTTCTTTTCTATTAATTTCTCTTCAAATTTATCTAGTATTTCCTCTGGCTCAATTTCAAGTTCATCGCATATCAAACAAGTATCATAAGTAGAGGCAATAAACTTTTTTAGTTCTGGTAGTAGTTTCAAAAACTTGCTCCTGTATTGTCAACAAAATAATTAGTTATCTTACCAGATGGAATAGGTCTAGCATCTAAACTACCATAACAGTCCTCTTTGAATCCACAAAATGCACATGTCATGCATAGCTTCTCCTCTCCTGACTTAGTCATAGTAGTAGCGTTAGCTATTCTCATAGGCGGTGTATCCGATTCCATTTTATCTTTTAAGTCAACAATAAAAGTATCGACATCTTGTTCAAGTTCCTGTTTACACAACTTGAGAGTTGATTTGTTTTTATTTAGAGCAAGGAAATATCCATGCTTTCTGTTGTCTGTCTTACCATAAGCAGATAATTGCTTGATGTAACCAAAGCCATCATCTTTTATACCTGTGGGTGTAAACTTATTATCCCAAGACCAAGCACTTGCAGTCTTAATGTCTACTAACTCACCATCAATAGTACAATCCTGTGAACCATTGACACCCTCGACTGTATGTTTCTTTTGTTGGTCTTCTAAACTGTGTCCTGATAATTTAATCAGAGCCACAAGCATAGCCTCTAGCACATGACCTTGCAAAAAGGTAAGGTACACACTCCCATCTATCTCCTCTGGTGTGTACCCTTTCACATTATACCACTGTGCCCTTTCACATCTCCCTATGCTAGACATTCTTAAGTTTGTCTTTTGTTCATAAGGTTCAAAGGCATTCTTAATTGCATCCTCTACCTCACGACCACATTGCATTGCTATTGAATTTAAATCTCCAGAATAATCCTTTGACTTCATTACTTCATATACATCTGGTATTACTGTGTGTATGCTCTTACTCACTTTCTTCTCCCTTCTTGTTATAATCCCTTATCAAACGAGTCAGATACCATTGTGCTTTTTCTAGGTCTTCTAATCCGTTTTTCATTCTATGTCGAGTTACATATTTTACCACATTTCCTTCAAGAAAACTCATGTTCTTTGAAGTAATATAATCTATACAATCTATCCCTTGTGTGTAGTAGTGTGGATTAATCTTGTCGGACTCTCTGTCCTCATTCCAGTGTACTTTAATTTCGTTATCTTTCATATTTATAGTATGGTGTAGCCCACATAATATGTTGCTTTCTACCACTTTCCCCCTTTAGTTTTCTCGAGTCTACTTTAATAAGTTTTTTATCTTTTAAGGCTCTGTACCTTGCAGTTACTGAGCTATAGCTGTAGCTTGAAAGTTCTTTTCTTACATCATCAGAGATGCATCCCTTTTCTCTGTATTTAGTTATCACATTCAGCACTTTCTGTTCCATCTTTGATACATCTGTTAATGAATAAGCGGCTTCTTTGC